CCCGTTTGCCGCAATGAACAACTGAGTGCCGTTGTCGGCCATGCTGACAGGACCTGCGCCTGCCACAGTGCCGATCAGCGTGGCAGCGTAGGCGTTGTTGATCTTGTACAACTCAGTGCCAGACACCACAAAGCCTGTGCCATCGTTTGACGAAAACGCCCACAAGCCACGGATCGGGCCTGTGCCCACCGTGTTAAGCAGGTTAAGGCCGGGGGCGCGGTTCAGGAACGCAGGCTCTTTGCCTGCTTCCGGCACGATCTCGGGAAACAGGTTGACCATCCTAGCATCCGCAGCGTTGACACTGCGGGCCACATAGCTGGAGCCAAGAATAAGCGTTTTCATCAGTAATTGCCAGCGTAGATGTTGAACCGCTGACGGTTAGCCACAATAGCGTATGGCATAGACATCACATCGTCAGGATTGTTGATGCGTTTCAAGTTGCGCTTGCTGGTCATGGCAATGCGTTGCACTTGGGGGCTTGGCTCCACGCCAAACTCTGGCGCAATTTCCATTGCCAAGTTATACGTGAACGCACGTAAATAACCTGGCGGGTAAAATAGGTCAGTGGTTAAAGTGGCAGGCTCATCAAGTTTCTGCACTGAGATGATGTGCCATTCCAGTTCCCGAGTGGGACGTGGATAGATGGTCATCGTGATGTTGGGAAAGCCCATGTTCACGAAGCAAACCTGCGGGTACGTAGAGGTTACGGTTTTAACCGCAATACCGTTGTACTGCTGCTGGTTGATGAATTTGATGCCAAAAGACACGTTGGTGCCCGGATCGCGGTAGTACGTGGCATCGTCTACCAGCACGGGGCGCAAGCCCACAAAATTGCCAGATGGCCCCAACGTGCGAATGTACTCGCCAGCAGGCCACATAAAAACTTGATCTTGAGTGCAGAAAACCGACAAGCGTTCGGTATTCCAACTGTCGATCATTTGATTTAACGCCATCAGCGCGTCTTGCGACATGGCGGCAGACGGCGTTTCACCTTCGGCAAGAATACCAAGCAACCGAAGCGCTCGGTTAATTTGATCGCCAGCGGTGTACGTTGCCATGTTCAGACTCCTTCGGTTTCAGCTTTGCGCGTGTATTTGCGCTTCACAGCAAGTGTGTTGGCCGCTTCTTCGGGAGCCGAAGGCGTGTCTGGATTGTATCGCACCCAGCCATTTTTTTCATCTGCTTCGGCTTCAGCTTCCATGTTGGCAACTTTTGCCCCATGAATTTCATGCGTCATGTAAATTACAGGCATTTCTATCCTTCAAAAATGGGGGTGATTAGCCCCCATTTGACTTTACAGAACGTGGAGCACAGCAAAGTTGATTACAAAAGCCTCAGACAGCGAACCGCCCGAAAGGTTGCGAATTGTGATTACGCAACTTCCAGTGGTTTTGCTAGAAATCCAGCAGTTGTATGCACCAGCAGTAGCACCAGACGAAACGCTCAAAATAATAACGTCTTTTGCGCTGATTGTGCTGTTGGTCAAAGTGAACGACACGTTTGTGATGTTAGCCAACGCCGCATTGTTCAAAGTGATCTGACCGGCAGATTTGTTCAGAGTTACCCCTGTAGACTTGTCTGTCAATTGAGTCACTGTGCCGCTTGCTTCTGCGGTGTAGCCCAAATCGCCACCAGCCAGTACAAAGTTAGACCCAATAATGTCTTGATCTTCAAAAGCAACGCCAATTGGTTTGGTGTTAGAGGTCATGATGTTTCCTTTAAAAACGGGGACCGAAGTCCCCATTTAGGTTTAGGAGATGCGGTATGCAGTCCAAGTACCATCGCCGGTTTTACGGGCGCGGAAGTGAGCAGAAGTGCTCAAGGCAACAGCGGCAGCACCGACAATTGTCCAACCAGTGCCAGTAGCCAGCGTAACAGCGTCTGCACCGTCAGTATTGACGATGAAGAAGTCAAATGCTGCGTTCACTTTAGCGGCGCTAGAGATGTCAGCCTCAACGAGTGCCACGGTGGGCAAAGTCAAGTTACCGGCAGTGCCGTTAAACACAAACAGACCGTTTGCCAGTTCAGCAGCCGTCATTGTCGCAGCAGCAGCCACGGCAGTGGGGGCGCCTTGAACGAACAGTTGAGCTTCGCCGACGTTACCGTCACCAACTTGATAACCACCTGCGCCATTAGGGAGAGCCATGATAATTTCCTTTCAAAGATGTTACGAAATAAAGCCCCCGTAGGGGCTTTAGATTAGCCCCAAATGCGGCAAGCCATTTGTGGACGGATCGTGCTGAAGCCGTACAAAACGTCAATACGGCAAGGCAGACGGTCGTTGTTGATGTCGTACTGACGAACAACGCGCAGGCTGATACCGTTGTGAACGGCACGAGCAGCCATGTCAACACCTTGTGGCAACAGCAAGTCAGCAGTTGCAAAGGTGATGGCATCCTTGTGGTACACCAAGTTCTGAGCGTACTGGCTGGAAGCAGCACCCACAAACACAACAGCTTTGCCGTTCTGTGGCAGAACGTCCACAGTAGCCAAAGCGTGAGCAGCGGAGTAGATCGGCGACACAGTGATGTTGCCAGCGCCAGCACCCGACAGGGTAACGTCAGCCAAAGCAACGAACTGGAACAACGAACCAGTGGACTCACGAGTCTGTGGGTTCACAGCAAAGCAATCAGCCACGGTGAACACATCGCCAGCCTTAACGGTAGTCGAAGTGCCAGCGCCGGTGATAGCGATGGTAGTAGCGCCTTCAGAAGTCACAGCAGCCGACAAGCTACCGCCGGTGGCTGTACGCGAGCCGGTGGTGAATTGTTTGATCGACTGAGACATGTTGACTTCTTCAAAACCCAACACGCCAGTGCCCATCATGCCGTTCTTGAACTGCTTGCTGATGGTGTCGGTGGGGTTGAACAAACCTTTCATGCCTTCAACCAGACCAGCGTTAGCTGCTGGGTTGACGGTGGCGTAACGTGGAGACATCACGGCAGCGTTCTCGTTCAGCTTCTGCTGGGCTTGGAGCAAGACCAAAGAAGTTGCAGGAGTAGTGCCAGGTGTACCAACGGTGTTGCCAATGGTTCTGAAGCAGTTAGCGACATCAGCGTCAATGCTGGATGCCAACTGGCTGATACGAGGCTTCAACACACGCTCTGCGAAGTCATCCAATTGCATGGTCAGTTCGGCAGAAGTGAAGTTCACGCCGATATGCTTTTGGTTAGCCACAGACAAAGTGGTGAACTGTTCGTTGTCGTCCTGAACTTGCAGGGCGGCACCGTCAGTTACCAATGCGCGGTCGGGCAAACGAATACGCAGTGTAGAACCGATCTTTGCACCTTCAACAGCGAAGCTGTCGTCGTACTGGCGGTTCACGTTGCGGGTCAACACGAGGTTGTTTTCCAAGATCTCCAGCGCCTTGCGGGTGATCATGTCAATGGTCAGAATGCTGTTTGACATTTCAAAAGTCCTTTAAAAAAATTAGCGGTTCTGCGCTTCCCACTTTTTCACTTGGCGTCTGCGTTCGGCTTCAATCCATTGCGAATCCGTCATGGTCTTGGTAGACCGTGGGTCCGTAGTGTCATAGGCCGCTGCTCCAGAGGAGCGTGCAGTCACCGGCGAAATAGGTGCTGGTGCAGAGGTGGTTCTTTTCACCGGAGGATCGTTAGCCAACTTGGCCTCAATCTTTCCGATTTCCTTCGCCTGTGCGAGTGGCGTCATGCGTGAGATACGTTCCGCATCTTTGGGGTTGGAGCCGAGGTAGTAAGCTAACTCAGGACCAATGTCCGAAGACTGAATCGTTTCGGCCATCACGTTGGTGATTGGTAGTTTAGGGTTGTAAGCAACCTGATCGAAATCATCGTACTTATCCCGCGCTACTTCTTCACGTTCCTGATAGCCTTCAAGAACCTGCGACTGCTGCTTGGCTGCTTCACGCTTGGCAATCAGTTCTTCGGCTTTCTGATAGGCCAGTGCTTCCGCATAGGCTTCAGGAGACTCAAACTGGTCAGCGGATGCTGTCGAAGGAGCTTTTACGATCTGCGTTTCGGCAGCTCGTTGTTGCTGTTCTCGTTCCCACTTACGTTGCTCTCTTGCAAGGCGTTTGCCAA